AATGTTGATGACACGCTCGGCGTGGTCAATGGAAGTTCCAAGGATCTCGTTGCCAGGCGTGTGATAAGCGGCGGTGGTTGCGCCGGTCATCGGAAACTGAGCGGACTTACCGCTGGTAATGGTACGAACGGTGTGCAAAGGCATCATCACGTTTCGCTCTTGAAACGCAGCAAGAACCTCTCCACTGAACTGCTTCAGGAACAGTTCAAAATTATCTGACCCGCCCTTTGCAAGACCGAGCCTGGATTCTGTCATATTAGACATTTGAATCTCCAAAAGTTATAGGGACAACAAAAACAAATCGTGTTCAGACGATAGGCTCGTGTCACACTTCTGTCTGACTGGTTATCCGCCGCAACGGGCCACGCTTACAGTGTTTGGAGTTCCTTCGACATTGACGCGATAAATAGGATCACCCTTCGTACTTACCCCTGGTAAGGAGTTTGAGGAAGGGTTTCTTGAACACCACACCAGCTCCAAAGCTGGCTGAAGAAAGGATTACCATGAACCACACGGTTCCGAGGAATCCAGAAAACGATGCGAGAGTAGTCATTTTGACTTCTTCTCCGTAAGAATTTGAACAACCACGCGGTAAGCCCACGCGGCTGAAATCATGCCGCTCAACACGACAACTGGGATAAATATCCAATCGTCGTACTTCGCAACCATATAGTTCAGTAAAACCAGGATGACCCCGCCGATCACGGGATACCACCCCTTGGTTCCACGGGTAATAACCAACAGCACCATCCCGGCAAGTAGACACAAGCCGCCCGTTACAGACAGTACCGTTAATGGTTCCGACACAGAAGCATCTTTCATTAACTGTGTGGGGTCTGTGGGTGAAGGTGATTTAGGGAAAGAGGAACACCCCGAGAGTGTCAACAAAAAAAGTGCCAACATCATCCTCATCTTGGCAGTTCCTTTGCAATGGACATCATTCTATTTGTAGTCCATTCCCCGTGCTTATCGACTTTAGACATAATCATATCCATGTCTCGCCGGGTTTCTGTTTGGTCCCTTTTTTGAAGTTCTCTAATACCTTCAATCTGCCTTTCTAAAGAAGAAACCTTGTGGCTGATGCGCCAGACAAACCCAATAAGGGCTAATAAAGCACTGCCTACAAGCGTCATTGCAATATCAAGCAGATGACTGCTTAGCTCTTCCATCTTCCTTTCCCCCCGAAAAGGTTTCATTGCGCCAGTTTAGACACCGCTAAACGATTCTTTACTTCCTCGCGGAATGCGGGATCTTCTCGATACTTAGGGTTTTGCATATCCGCAGAAACCTGTTGCCAGCTTTGATATCCCTCGGCTCCCCCTGTAGATGGAGCAAAACCGCTTGATAAAGCGGGTGAAGTTCCCTCTGCTGCTGTGTATTGAGCAAAGAGCCCTTTGGCAACCATTCGGGCGGTATCCATATCATTTGAGGTAATAGCAGAGTCATACGCCAAGATGTCAGCTTCTGATAACGAGTCCTTCGCCCATAAAAGCATTTCTTCGTAAGTCTTTTGTCCGCCGACTTCGTTGTAAATAGATTGTCGAGCCTGCTCTACCAGAGCCTTTTGCCCCTCTACATAAGCACGGGCGATGTCTTGAGGAATGTTAAACTCCGATTCAATCCTATCCAAGGATTCTTGCGACAGATCGCCCGTTTCATAGAACTCATTCGAGAATTCTTCCATTGCTTCCGTAGAAATCCCAGATGATTCGGCAACTTCATATTCTTCAGAGTCTTCGTACTCATACTCATACTCCGAATCATCATCATTACTTGAAGAGCCGCCCATCCTAGACTCAAGCTCTCCGTAAGCCTTTGCCATCGCTTCCGCAGATTCAAACTTTTCAGGCAACCACTCAGGACGATCAACGGCATCTTCTACCGAATCTTCCTTAGGCGCATCAGGTCCAGAAACTCCTGTTTCCATTTGAATTCGCTCTGCCATGTATCAGTTTCCTTGTTGTTGTTGTTCAATTTGTTGAACCTCTCGGAATTGCTTATCTGCAATATCCAAGGCTTGAGGTCCAAACTGCTGAATAGCCTGCTGTTGTTGTGCTTGTTGCATTTCAGCGGCCAGTTGTTCTTCTGTCTTGATAAGACCCTGGAGATCAATCCCCAGAGCCGTGGCGCGACGTTTGATGTACTCTCGCATGTTCACAAACTGGCCGATGATATCCGGCCCCACAGTTTGCGCCATGCCCTGCAAGAAAAAATCCAATCGTTGAAGGTCATTTCCTCTTGCAAGAGCCTCTACCCCCGTAATGATGGTGGGAGCAATAAACTTCTTGGGTAGCTTCGGCATCTTCTTAGATTTCTGTAGCCTGTCCATCATCCGGTTCACCAAAGGTAACTGGAGTTCGGCACTCAGAAGACTAAAGGCTCCGCCAAGCTGCTTCTCAATGGATTGAGAAAGAAGACGAATTTCTTCTGCTGTAACTCTTTCTGCATTCCTTACGGTGGATTCCGTGAGCAAAAAGGCATACGACAGCCGCTCCGTGATTGCGTTAGCCGTCTGGGCAGCAATGTTGAGATCAGCCGACTTTTGACTTTGCAGTACCGACACGTCTTGAGCGTTGCCTTCGACAATCGCTCCGTTCGGACTCTTCGCAAGCGTTCGTGCGCGGGTTGTTCCGTTGGGGGCGACGAGGAAAAGGATTTTGCTGGCGGCCGCAGCACCTTCGACAATCGACTGGGTAAGCCCTTCCAGGCTGCGAAGATCACCAAGATACTGTTCGACATACGACCTGCCATAGTCCTCGCCTTCTACTGAATACATTCTCAATGGAATAAAAGGAAGTTTTTCAGTAGGAAATGACCCCCGACTTCCAGGAACTTCCACATCCCCAACTGTTTGGAAAACCTCGTACTTCTTACTGTCCATTTTGTGAATGCAAGTGTACAGGTCCACCGATTTGTCGGGGTTCACATTCGCCATACCCCCCACATGCCCCTGAATTTCTTCAGGAAGGTCACTGGGTTGAATGGATTCTTTCGTCACAATGTGAAGGGGCTTCCCCATTGGGTCTCGACGAACCACATAACGACTCAGGGGGAAGACTCGGACCCCACCCTCTTGGGGAAAGTGGATTAAACAATTCCCGCCAACAATCAGATGCTTCAGGATCTCAAACATCGAGACACGAATGTTCTCTGACTCGACCTCCTTCATCACCGCTTTTTCAATATCCGCCAAACTTTGCTCTAGTTCTGTTTTTACGTCAGGAAACTCTTGAACCTGACGCAAGGCAGAATCATCAAGAACTAAACGAAAAAATGGGGAGTTGGGAGGTAGAAGACTGAGCAGGAGGCTGCTTGCAAGGTTGTTTACGCCTCTTGCACCCGTTCCGTTGTAAGGCGTGGGGAATTTTTGAGAAGCAGAATGCCCCTCATCAGGAATCAAGGTAGGTACGGTGAGCCTGGAACAGTCTCTGGCACGGTCAAGAAATGAGAACCTATTAGTTTCTAGTTGGGTATAGAGGGCTTTTCCAGATTGGTACATTTGATTCCTATCAGCTCATAATCTGAAGGCCAGCAGTTCGCATTCCCGCAGTTCCTCGCCGTCTTTTTGATGCCATTCCGCCTGCACGATCCTTTGTAGCCTGCCCAGGAGCCGCCGCCGATAGTGCGGTTTTAGACGGCGGAGGTAACGGCGGCGGGGGCGGTTCGGGTGTGGGGATATCTGGGGGAGAGAAGCACATAGATTACTCCGTTAAGTGATCGTTCTGTTCTTTAAAAAGGGAATGCAGGTGGTCAACGACTGATCTTTGTCCTACACAATAAAAAATTTCTCGTTCTGTGTCTTGGAAGCTCGGTGACACAACTGGAAAGTTCTTATCCAACCACTGCACCAACTCAGCTGAGATTGCCGGTTTTTTCTCTAATAGTCGTTCATTATCGGTGTCGCTCATTTTTTTTAGCCTCCACATACGCAGCAAGAAGACACACATAGTTGATTACATCAATGCAGGTGTCCTTAAAACTCTCGTCCGCAACCATGAATTGGCCGGTTTCAGAAAACGTAGACAGCCTGCTCATCTTGTCGGTAAGACGAACCAAGAAACCCTTTTCAGTCGCGCAGATCCCCATTGATTCACAGCGGGTGAAGTTTGAGAACGGGCGGTTACCATCAGCACCGGCGTAATCAGCATTCTTTCGCTTGGAAAGCTCCAAAGCCTCATCACATAGAAGCTTGTGGAAGTCAAAGTATTCTTCTCGATTCATGGGTTCCAAAGTAAGACCTCTTCTTTCTTTTGGTTGAACTCCTCATACCGCAAAATCCTAGCAACCCTTGCCTGAACAATCGCATCAGCCTCCGTCAATCCCGCCTTTTCATAGGCGGCCACCACCAGACTCCACTCATTTTCGGTAAGGATCTTTTCTGCCGTCTTTGGCCCCACCCCAGGACAGCCCAAATACCCATCGGTTGAGTCCCCCATCAGCGATTGCATCAGGTGGTTTCGATCCGCCTCCTCTGGGCTGATGTATTGGACTCCCTCTTCGGGGCGTATTGGACGGTACAGCTTCCCAGGAACCGTCATCATATCCTTGTCTTCAGAAACAATGATGGTTTCTGAATCCTTATTAGGGTCTGTTTGCAAGATCCCCATAACGTCATCTGCTTCCAGTGAATCAAACACCGAGCATTTGTAGGTGTCCATCACATATCGCTTGAGTTCCTGGTAGACCACCGGCTTTCTTTTTCCTTTGCGATTCGCTTTGTAGCTCGGAAGGACATCTTTCCGCCAGTTCTTGTGTCCCGTCAAAGTGAGGACTACATCGGTCGCAGACAGAAGCTCTTTAATGTTTGCGATCCAAACATCCACCCGCTCCTTGGCCTCTCGTGCATCCCCGTGGAGAGTCCACCAATCATCACCCCAATCAAACTCCATCTCGACTGCCGCAGACTCCCCGTAGAGAAGGATGTCCCCATCAATCAACAGTGTTCGCTTTGAATCCATGCGGTCTCCTTGGACATCCTGTCCGTGGTGTAATCAATACGTTTTTTTGATTTTAACAACAGCTCCAACTTTTTTCTTCTTACAGATTTCCGAGGGTACAAAGGTATCTCGGCAAGAATTACCGCTTGAGGCTTCTTTTCTCTAAGGTATGGGGATACAAGTTGCAAACAGTTCCTAGCATTATCACCAGTCACATACCACTCGTAAGCAGTGCGTTGTGATGGTCCGGTGGTTTTAGTGCGAATAGTTCCTCCGAATAGTACCTGCAAAAACATAAGCGTGTACGGGTAGGTGTTTGTAACGCTAATCGTAGCACTATGATTAAATCGAAAGCACCCCTCTGCATCTAGGTATCCTGCGGAATAAACCAAGTCAATGAGTTTCTGCCCAGTTGGCACCCACTCGAAATTCAGCGTCAAGTGGGCATCGCAATTCAAGGATCCTTCCAGCAGTAACGATGGACCGGCAAGCGGTCTTCCCCAATTCATTTGCAACCTCCTCTGAGCATGAAAGCTGAACTTCATCGTGAATGTGGGCAACTTGTACGGCGTGATCAAATGCCTCCTGCCGTCTCATATGTCCCGCGAGTACAACCGTTGCTGTTTTCATAACAACAGCTCCTGCACTCTGAAGCAAAAGGTTTAAGGCGGAGTGCTTGGATCTGACTGGTAGCTTCCTACCGTCCAAGCCTGTGAGATACCCCTTGGTGTCCACTGCGAGATCCACAGCCACTTTTAACTTTTTGAAAGCGGGCATCCCATCCATAAACTTTTTCCGAATGGCCTTGCCCTCCTTGATGCCGCCCCCGACAAGACCCCCAAGGTTTTGATCCCCGCTTCCGTAGATAAGAGCGTAGATAAATGTTTTCGCAGCGGCCCTAGTTGGCAACCCTGCTGCCTCTTGATTCGCGGTGTGGGGGTCGCCTTCTGTTACCAGCTTCACGTACTTTCCCCCATCAGCGAAAGCTAGATAATGTGCAAGCATTCGCAGTTCCAAACCAGACGCATCACAACCAACAAGTACATGGTTAGGATTGGGCAGGAACAATGATCTACATTCCTTACCAAACCAAGAATCAGTCGAAGGAACCTGACTTACGTTGGGTCGAGCGTGGGTGCA